TTGTTGAACCAACAGCATCATCAAGATATCCTAAGACACCTAGAGTTTGGAACTCAGTGAAAACTGCTGTCACGTTTACGTTGATACCATCGTTAACAAGTTCACCAACAAGATCATAGTTAGTAACACCTTGTGTGTTCATAACTGGAATCTTTACATAAACTGTATAATCATACTTCCTGCCCCAACCTGCAATAATGTCTGCTTGTCGGCGCATTTCTGCCTTATCATCAGCAAAAACTTCTAAGCTGATATTTGTATCAGGTCGAATATCTTTTAGGTGGGGGATAATATCATTGGCGAACTTTGAGAAATCAGTTACACCAGCAGCCTTCATTAAAGTTGGATTTGTAGTAAATCCCTTAATGCTCTTATTCATAGCAGCTTCAATGATGCCGTTATAATCTGCACCATCTGCATACACATCAATCATAATTAACTCCTATTTCAATATAATAACAAACTCGCTTCATACAAGCTTTTAACGATCTTATCAGGAACTATATCGCCATACTTGTTTTTGTAATCTTCTTTAAGATTCCAAGGTTTTTCATTTACCCATATTGTATTTATGCCAGCTCTGTGTCCTGCTATAATGTCTTTGTCTGAATCACCAATCATAAACGTGTGTTCAGGATCAGCATTATAATATTCCATACCCCTAAGCATCATTCCTGGATTTGGCTTATAGTCAGGTTCGCCCCTAACGTGAGCCATGAACAATTCATCGACAGGTAACTCTTCGCGAATCTTATTGTGTATTGCGTTAAGATCATCCCATGTCATATAACCGTCTTTAACATCTGGCTGATTTGTAGCAATTACTGTAATATATCCTAAACTCTTAATACGTTCAAAGGCTTCTTTGACTCGAGGTAAAAATTCAAATTGTTCTAATGTCCATGGCGCACAAGCACTCATGCCCTCACGAGGAATAAGCTTGTTAATGACACCATCACGATCAATGAAACAAACCTTTACCATTTTGTTGCATTCTCCTGCAAATTTGGATGTGAAACGATACAATGCCAAACAACTGCCTGGAAAGCTTCACTGTGTGGTGTAACTCTCTTTGGTTCAACTGGAGGAACTACAACACAAACATCAGCATTCTTTGCTGTGTATCCATCCTTCTTGCCTACGATACCTAAAACTCTTCCACCATTTGCCTTAGCAAACTGTACAGCATTAATGATACCAACAGAAACATTTTTTGCTTCATCGCCACCGCCAACTGAAAGAATAAAGACAGCATCCTTAGAATTGAAATTACTCACACTAAGATATCGATCAAATACTGTATTGAACCCTTCGTCATTTGTACGAGCAGTTAATTCTGGAACATTGTCAGTTGGACAATAAGCTTCAATGTTGCATAGCTTACGAACATCATTCACCATATGTGAAGCATTCCCAGCTGAACCACCAACGCCAATGATAAACAACCTTCCCTTGTTATCTCGAAGCCTGACTAACTCATTGACCATAACTTCAATCTTGTTCTTGTCAATTTGCGAAGCAATGCTAATAACTTCTTCAAAAAACTGATCACTAAAACTCATTTCATTCTTCTCCTCAGTTCACTAGAACTATAATTATGTAGTCTATTATTATAGTGTATTCTTATATCTCTTTTTTCGCAAACTTCTTGACCAGACAATTTAGTACCGATATATTCTTGACCAACAAATCTAATTTGTATATCTTCAATTGCTAAAAGATTTTCTAAATCTTTTTCTGTCTCATACGGAATTATTTCATCAACGTATGAACAACCTTTCAACTGTATATATCTTTCATATACAGATTGAACAGGTTTATTTTTTTCAGGTCGATCTTTTGACGGATCGACCTGAAGTCCAACTATCAAATAGTCGCAATGTTGTTTACACTCTGCAAGCATTGCCACGTGACCAGCATGAAATAAATCGAATGCACTACAAGTGAAACCAACAACAACCATATTATGCCTGTCTAGTTAGATATGTTTGACGAACGCTCTTAGCTCCGAAATACTTCTTTACAAGTCCAATGACAACATCATTGTCATAAGTCTTACATGAGAAAATGTCGAAGTAAGCAGTGTTATCTTCCTCAACAAAATGGACACAGATATTACTGGTCTCAATAAGCTGAACTAATGTATAACCCTCTTTGCCAGAATGTCCAAACTTGACAATCTGTGGTTCCCCATAAGCAACCATATCAATATCCTTGACAAGCTGCTTAGCAAAATGATAGATATTCTTTTCGTCTCGTATTGATTCTGGGTTAAGTCCAGCGCAATCGAGAATTAGGTGATAACCCCAGTATTCCATTCCATTTTAACTCCTATTTGTTGTTGAAAAAAGGCTACTAGAATTAGTAGCCGTCGATAACCTGTAGATATTCTACAGAATCCACTCTGAATGAACGCCAACCACCCTTTTGAATATCCCAGGCAGCAATAACATTATCATTTCTTTGGTGGAATTCTTTTTCGTTGTTTTGTTCTTCAACACTTTCATTATAAGACTTAGGAAGATGTTGAGGTGCCAAGGTACAACGCATAACTCGTGGTGAACCATCAACCTTCTTAAAGGTAACTTCAACCACATATTGTCGCAAATCTTTTAAAACAGTGTCACGATCAAACATTATTATCAACCTTCTGCTAGAAACTTTCTATTTTCTTTTAGTTCATTATCAAGCTTTTCTTTAAGCTGAACGTATCCTCCAATATTAAATCCATCAACTACAACTACAGGGAAAGTTTTAGCTTCAGGAAACATATCTAAAAGAGTTTCCCGAGTAAAATCTTCTCCAAGCTTCATTTCTGTGAAGGATATTCCCTTGCTTGTTAGCAATAACTTTGCATTGGTGCAATAGGAACAATTGTCTTTTGAATATAAAATTACATTCATTTTTAACTCCATTATACCTTAATAATATTTTTCAGTAAAGCATTATTTATCTTTTAATAGAAATCTACAACTTCGTCTGCAATGCCATACTTTACTGCTTCTTTAGCAGTCAACCAAACATCCTCAGGTGGTAACAAGTAAGTCTTAATTTGCTTTTCTGTAAGCCCAGTACAACGTTTGTAATGTTCGAGGATGCGTTCTTGGGTATTATTAAATTCTTTAACACGAGCCATCAGCTCATGTTCTTTACCCCATGATCCCCAACTGAATTGATGAGAAAGAATAGAAGTGTTTCTTGTAATGAATCTTTTACCCTTTTCGCCAGCAATAAATGTAAGTAATCCACAACTGGCAATTTCACCAAGGCCATAAGTGTAGATTGGTATCCTAGAACCTTTTATTGTATCAATCAAAGCAAATGCTGAGCTTACTTCGCCACCCGGAGAATTGATGATTAACTTCATCATCTTGGGTTTGTCTTTAATAATAAGATTTCTTTCAATTATAAACTTTATTAGGTCGCCTGTGCTCTTAGCATGAAAATCATCATTGAAAAGATAATAGTGATGATCTTCTATGGAGGGTATCGATGTGTGTTTTTCATCTTTCATCGGTATCATTTGTTTTTCCCTAAAAAATATAGTAGGGGTTTCCCCCTACTACGTTGTTTTATAAAATTTGGATATTGACGACACAAACGCCTTTACATCCGATAGCTCTAGCTGCTGCTCTTGAAAGATCAATTGACCGACCTCTAATAAACGGACCACGGTCATTGATACGAACAATTACAGACCTACCTTTATGAGTGACTTTCACTCTTGTACCAAAAGGCAAGGTCTTGTGTGCAGCGGTATGTGCATTAGGATTGAACCTCTCGCCATTGGCGGTTCTTTTACTCTTGCTGCACTCACCTGGCTTCGCGCAATCATACCACGAGGCCACAACACTTTTTGCATTAGACGAAGGTGTATTTAATAATAACACAATTATCGCCAATGCTGAAAATAATAACTTTGACATTATTATTCTCCTTTCTTAGATTGGTGCGCTCGGAGGGATTCGAACCCCCAACCTAACGGTTATGAGCCGTCAGCTCTGACCATTGAGCTACAAGCGCAGTTGGTTTTGTCATGCCGTAACATGACGCGAAATTACACCTCTCGGCGTAATACGTTATATTCTTTAAATTAAGCAACTTCTTTAGCTGAAAGATGCTGAATAGCATCCTTGTAACGGTCTGCACAGTATGAAGCAGCCCAAGCATTTGGCTTAACAAGA